ATGTAACATATATTGAATCAGTATCTCCATATACGACATAATCACAATTTTCAGTTTTAAGGACTGAATTAAGATAGTCATTTATAGCCTTATCTGCCCACCGAACAGCAAGTTGACCATAGAGCGTGATAGCTTCGGCAGTCTTAAGTTTAAAGTACCTAAACCACCGGTTGCCCAAGGACCCGTAAAGCGAGTTGAGCAAAATTTTGATTGACATCTGCTGGTTGTTTAGTGTTATAACTTCTGTGTCGAGTTTTTCTTGAAGAGCTTCAAGCTCTTTGACTGTCAATTTACTTAGATCCATTATTACCACCACCTAGGTTTTTCTTCGGTTTCTTGAGTCTTGTTATCTCTATCATATAAGATTTCTGCTAGCTCCATCATGTTATATTCTAACATATGTCCAAGCCCTTGTAAATACTTTGCTTTTGTAAAGAAAGGGCCTTTTTCTAAATCTGATAAAGACCAGAAATCTCGTTTTATCATTAAGCTAATCTCTTAGCAAGTTCAGTTTTAACATTTTCAAGCATTTGCTCTTTTTCAAGCATTTTCTTTTTTATGCTCTTTCTTTCGGCGTAATAGCTTTCGATTATTTTAGGCAGAACACCTTTATCCTTATTACTAAAGAGTGCTCCATTCGGGGCAACTGAACAGTTTTCTGGAGCATCGAGTTGATGTTTATTTAAACATGTGTTGACGTCAATAAAGTCTTCTACAGACTCATCTAAGAGAGTTTCAGGACTCATATTAGCTTGCATAATAATATGCGGATATAGTGAAGCTAAATCGAATGACATAATCCATTTATGCATACCAGTTTGAGGAACCTTAACGTATCCTCCCGGAAAATCAGACTTAAAGTTATCTTCAGCTGGAGGAACTGCTATATTATTTTTAGAAAGAACTCTATAAATTATTGAATCCCATATTCCAGTCGTTCCGAGTGTATCTCCGTAATTTACTCCAGCACGGTAAGCCATTGTAGCTACAAGAGATAAAAGCCCGAGTTTATCATCTATACGTTTTACAAGTTCAACGTCTTTTATATTGTAGTCGATATAAAGCTCAAAGTTCTTTTCATAAAGGTCATTTAATCCAGAATACTCTTCATAAGATAATTTACGCTCACCTAAAACCACGTGAGCTATATGATCAAGTTTGTAGGATTCTTGAGCTCCGAGAGTGTTTATAGTAAACTTCTTAAATATTTCGATGTAGTCGAGTTCTACAACTCCGAGAATTTCATAGTATTCTTGCTCTCGGCCGTTGAGAGTCAAAAACCTTTGATTGACGATTCCCCATGGAGAAAGTTTTTTAGCAAACTCTTCTCCCAAGACTTTGACTACTCGATTAATTACATAAGGAGTATCGAAAAACTTACAATTCCATCCAGTCATTATATCAGGAGTAACTCCCTCATGACTAAAGTGGTTTATAAATTTCATCAACATGTCTTTTTCGTCTCTACAATAATAGTAGATTGAATCTTGGCGCTTAGGTACGTAGTCCTCTTTATAGGCCCAAGTCCTGTATGTGTTGTCAGAAGAATTCCAAAATGTGATAGAGGTGACAGGATATTTTACTTCAGATGGGTGTGGAAATTCCGGACAAAATACTTCGATGTCCCAATTGCCTTTTTTGACTGTGTTGAAATCGAAATCAATCGTGTTTGGAAACTTCTCGTACACGTATTGGTGTACATAGTTTTTGTTGCCGTAAATCTTGAAGTTTGGAACGTCTTTATATTGTTCCATAAACTCTTTACATTCTCGCATACTGTCAAAATTAACTGGGGCAACGCGCTTACCGTCTAACGCATGCATCGTGCCCTTTTCAGAAGGAACGAACATGGTCGGCTTAAATTTTATTTTCTTTTTTACCGGATTACCATGAGAGTCATACCCACGATATAAGAGGTTATTAGCATATCGATAAATTGATGTGTAAATTTCTGGCACATTATTCTCCATTATAAAGGGTGGCCAATAATGACCACCAATTCAACTATTATATCAAAGTTTTACTAGAAAGTAAACAGTCTAGACAATTATTTTTTTGGTAGGAGTAATCACTTGAGTAAACATTTCTTGATATTGATTTAGTAGTCCTTCGACCGGAACTACAACAAACATGTAGTCTTTAGGATTAAGGACCAATTCTTTAAACTCAGCATATGCAAGGAATGGAGCTAAACCGAGCGAGTTTTGTTGTGTAGGTATTAAAATTGACACATTCTCAATAGTTAATACGCCATTCACTTCAGATTTTACTGTAGCGATAAGTTCTTCGCCAGTAGATAATCTAATAATTTTTACAGACATTATATTTCCTTAGTATAAGAGGACCGAAGTCCTCATTCGTTAGACAATTTCAAAATGTTTCGGCTTCTTAGTTTCTGGTATATTTACTATCAAATTTACCGTAAGAATGCCGTTCAAATAGACCACTTCTTTAATTTCGACGTTTTCGGCAAGCTTGAAAACTCGATTAAAACTTTTAGTAGAAATCCCCTTGTGAATGTAGTTCATTACAGGCACATTAGATGCAGGCTCAATTTCCCCTTTCACGATAAGGCGTCCATCTTCAGTTCTAACAGAAAGATCTTTTCTATCAAATCCAGCCACAGCAAACTCTAAACTGAAAGTGTACTCTCCAGTTTTTACGACGTTGTAATATGGATGGGCGCTTATAGGACTTTTTTCACATAAAGTAGCAAAAGCCGACTCAACTAAGCTGTCAAGATTCAAAGAGTTAAAACCATAAGTTCTATTATTTAGTGTCATTTTTTTCTCCAGATTATTATCTGCAAGTTAATCGGCTAGGACCATCCTACACCGATATGATAGAGGCTGACCTTTCGCATCAACCTCTAATCATTCATCGTACCCCAATTTTATATTTAGGTACTAAATTCCAATTTGATTTATCCTTGTACGGGATAATCTTTATTTGCCTTAGCGGCGCTACGTCTGAAACTTGTTCTAAGTTTTCGATTGTAATCAGTCCCCAATCAGCAAGAAGTTGAGCAATTGTATTTCTGCGCTGTAGATCATTAACTAAGAGGTTAGAAGCTTTCCCATCTAACAAAAATAGCTCTTTAAAGTGTACTATAAAATAGTGACCTTGTTTATGTAGAATATGGCAAGACTGAAATAGAGTATCGTCCTTGCGTGAAGCCACTCCAATCCGAGTAAGAGTCTCTTTGACCTTTAAAAAGTCGTCTGGTTCGTTCAAACTAATTTCCAACATATTTGCTGGAGTCCAATGCAATTCATCTTGATTCATTACTAATTCGCCTTTTTCTTCATGCCACCTTTGGCAACCTTGTTCTTTAATGTATTTATCTGATCTATACTTAGTAGGCTGAGAACTTCTCTCGCTTTATCTTCAGAATAGTTATAATACTCTTTTATAGCATCAATACCATCCGCAGATTTATATTTATCCCATTTAGAGAAGCGTCTCTTTTTTCTTACAGTGTCAAACAAGAATTTGAATTGAATATCTTTATCAAGAGAATGGTGAATATTCATTTCATTCGCGAGCATTACCGTATCGATAAACCAAGATAATCCTCTATTTGCCATGAATGGAGAATAATGCTCTAAATCTGGGTGATCTACTTTATTGTTGATGCTATTTAGATAGTCGAATGGTGATGGTTTATTCGCCATGTATAGCCCTTACTAAGGTTTGTATTCTCATTACGTCCATAGCAATATCTTGGATAGGATCATGAGCAATAAACTTGTCTTCCAATTCTTCTGGAATAAATTTATTACTAATAGTTTCACCAAAAGTTAAACCTTCGATGAAAGATCGAGTATCGCGGACTGTCCACCAAGGATGCACTGGAGGGGCGTTTAAGGTTTCGCATATTGTTTCAGTAATGATTGGATCAAAGGTATTTCCGCGTGTGAAGATTGTAGCTTTTTTATCAACAAAGAAATTATCAAGCAGACTTGGTAATTCAGTGATAGACAAATCATCTTCTTTTGGTGTAAGCATCATATCGCGATATTTTTTTGGTACTTCTCTTATCCACCAATCAAGAGTGTCTTTATTTACTGTACGGCCATATTTTTCGACTTGCTCTTTCGTATTAAACTTGTAATACGTTGCATGAGCGCAAAGTCCTTCGAAGGTATAAGGGTCGTGCAGGTATTTTTCAATTGAGTTATCAAACTCTAGTAGAGCGACACAAACTGCCGCTGTAGTTTTAGCGTCGTTCGAAAGTGTTTCATAATCGTAAATGTATGACTTCATAATTAATCCATGTTAAAAATCTGGTCTGACTTTACTATTGGCTCTACAGATTCTGAATCTGAGAGAATAATTTTATTAGCAGAAACTATAAGTAATATAACTGCCAAAGGGTCAAACGAGAACATCAAAAATAATATTACAAGAGTGACAGCTTTTGTCGTAATGTCTTCAACTTCTCCGTAGATAAGTTTTCCGACGTATTTCATTGGTCCTATCTCAGACTCAAAAGCTACCATTTGTCTATTATACAACATTTGATCTTGTTTGTAAACAAGAATTTTATCGTTTATTGATGTTTTTTGTTTTAGTAAAGAGTCTCTTTTTACACTTTGAGTCTCTCGTTGTTCTAAGCCTTTAGTCACATAACCAAGCTCTACATATTTATTCATTGCAGAGTTGAGAATATCTATTTCAGACTGTATATCAGTAAGAAGCTCTTGCTGACTATCTATTTTAAATTGTATCTTATCAACGTTCATTTGAATAGTTTCTTGCTCTGTCATTTGCTCAAAATGCGCTTTTGAAAGATATCCAAATATTCCCATGCTTGTGATAAGCATTAAAGATACTACAGCCGAAAGCAGATAAGCTTTATATGCTAATCTTACATCATTCCAATATACGTGCAACCACGTAGCAGTGACAAGTTTTCCAATTTCTAGTACTGTAGCCATAACAATTACTGACAAATATTGTCCAGCAAATATTGTGGCAAGTCCTATTATAGAAAAATATGCAGCTACACCAGCAATAAGTACAGAAACTCCGAACGATACGTAATTTAACATACTCTATACTCTGACTAAATAACTATTTATTATTGCCAGTCAGCACTGCCCATAATTTCGACTAAACATGCAACTAAGTTCAATTCTTTACAGGCGACAAATGAGTTTTTATATTGATAATCAGCGAGAATCAATATTACTTGAGCAGAAGAGTGCCCTTTAGCATAATCAAAAATGTTATCGTATATCATTCTAAATATTGTGGTAGGTTCAACATCGACGTTATCAACTACCCATTTCCGCATGGATTTAAAATTCTTCTCTTTTAGTGATTGCATTAATAATTGAATGTTCGTATTTTCATTTACCAAAATATCACTGTTGATTTGTCCATTAGAACCATATCGTTGCACTTCATTGAGAACTCTACGGAAATCTGGAAAATGATTATTGACTAGTTGAGCAAGAACTTTCTTTTCAACTTCAATATTTTCTTTTTCACAGATAGAAACTAGGCGCTTAAGAAAATTTAAAGCGAGCTTACCCTTTTCAGTGCCAGTTAGATTGAATTCATAGTTCGAACATCTTGAATGAATAGGTTCAATAATTCTGTTTTTAAAATTACAAGTAAGAATGAACCTACAGTTATTTGAGAATTCTTCGATAAACCCACGTAAAGAAGCTTGTACTTGAGGGGAAAGGTAATCTGCTTCGTCTAGTATTACTACTTTATATCCTCCGCTGAGAGAAATTGATGAAGCGAATTGTTTTATTTTACCTCGCAGAGCATCCATATTTGCATCCATCGATCCATTGATTACGATATAATCGAGATCGAGTTCATTACAAAGAGCTTTTGCGACAGTTGTTTTTCCTGTGCCAGCAGTTCCAGAAAATAACATGTTTTGAAGTTGGCCGGCTTTCACAATGCCATAAAAAGTTTCAGCCATTGTGGTAGAGAGAATACATTCACTTAATAGTTTAGGTCTATATCGCTCAACAAACAAAAAATCATCAGACATAATATAATATTCCTTAGTGTAAAAATTAGGACGCTATTGCTAACGTCCTACTATTATATAACAGTTATTAAAAAAAGTAAATAACTATTCAAAGATTTCAGTATATAAATCTACCAACTCTTGAGTTTCGGATTGAACCTCCGACAAATCCTGTTTAAAATAACGTTTGCATAGCTTATTGAAATTACTTTTACTAATATCTACTTTATCTTTAAGATTTTCGTAAATAGACGATCGATGCTCTGATTCGCTTTGAGTCCGAGTAAGAGAATCTGAAACTTCACGGATAGCGTCTTTTAATATTTTTCTATCGTTTGGAGTACTAATCATGTTTATTCCTTTTCTGTAGTTTCTTGGTCAGGCGCGTTGTGGTTAACGAAAACAATTAGGCGCTTTCTTAAAGTACCAATGGCTTCTAATTCAGCGCCTTTAAAGGCTCCTCGAGTAGAACAAAGATCGATAACTTTTACACAATCGACTAAGTCAGAAAGTTCAATTCGAGGTACTTCGACTTCACTCGTAGCAGTTTCTTGTTCTGAGCTTAAGTCCTGCTCTGGTTTATTTGATGTGGTTTGGTCTTTCATTTTATGCTCCAAATTTAGATGATTTTTCAAGGGCGATGTAATAGGTAATATCAGAAGAAACAAATTTAGAAATATTCTTCTTACTGATTGATACCGTATAGGTGTTGTCAACAATTTTTAAACTTTTGACAGCAAAAACGATTTTAAAACTTAGGTCTTCGTCTACAGTTCCAGATAAATCGATAGCAAACTCGTTAGAGGTGTCATTTGAAATATCAGTAACTAAAGCTTTAAGCTTTCCTTCTTCATTAGTAATTACTAGATCAGAACAGCCAAGAGCTGAAGATGCTTTACGGATAGAATTTAAGTCTTCTGGTGAAAGAGTAAATTCAATATCAGTAGAAGGCATCTTAATCTTTTTAGATGGACTTGTGAGCATTGACGAATCACTTAAGTAATATTTTACTGAGCGGCCGGACTCTTTAATCAAGATATGTTCAGAACCTTTAGCTTCAATCGTAGGGTCAGTAAACATACCGTAAATGCTTAAAAACTCACCAAGATCATAAATTCCAATTTCAGAGTCAAATGTCTCAGTTATGGTCGCTTCGGCCATCACGTTCTTTGCTTCAGCTACGGTAGCTAATTCACTTCCTGGTGAGATGACTATATTAGAATTTATAGTACTAAAGTTTTTTAAGACGTCAATCGTAGATTGAGATAGCTTCATTTTTGTTTCTCCGTTAGTTAATTAAAATGGGTAATTGGCATCAAGAGTTCTAGGTTTAGCTTTAGCCGCTCTAGACTGCGGTGTATCGATAAAAGGGTTTTCTATATCTTCGAAAAAACTATCCATGGCTTTCTTTGGGTCCTCATCAGTTTCTTTAGGAATAACTGCGTCTAGTAGAACCATCATAGATTGTTTAGTTTCTTCTTCGTATCGGCTAATGCACATTGATACAGCTTTCTTAAGATCTCCAAATATCGAATATGTTTGGATTATGTGACATAGGCGTCTTGTAGAAATAACATCTGATATAGCATCTTCTTCGTATACTTTACGGATATTATGAGACCATTGCATCAAATACTCAGTAAGAGTATCGTTAGTTTCTCCGGTATAACTCATAAAATGGGCAGCTAGAATCTTAGACTCTACACCATTTGATGGGAAAGGTTGTGTGACAGTCGCTGGAAATCTCTCCAAGAACGCATCATCGATGATTGAAGCCGCTGAATAGCGACCGTCATCACAACCTCTTCCCTTCGTGTTTGCAGTTGCTAGTATTTGAAAACCTTCTTTAGGAGTGATAACCTTATTAATTTTTTTCACATAATAAGGACTACCTTCAGCAATACCTTGCAAACACATAATTTTATTTGTACCGCGATCAATTTCATCTAAAAGAAGAATCGCACCTTCTTTCATAGCTTTAATAGCCGGACCTTCTTCGAAAACAGTATCACCATTAACGAGACGAAAGCCACCAATAAGGTCAGATTCATCAGTTTCAGGCGTAATTTGAACTCTAATTAGTTTTCTTTTTGCCTTTGCAGCAGCCTGCATACACATCATAGTTTTTCCGTTACCAGAAACACCGCCGATGTAGACTGGAAAAAACATTTTGCTTTTTAAGATTTTTGTTAAGTCACTGAAAAATCCCCAAGAAACATATGACGAAGAGAGCTCTGGAATTTTAATTTCATTTTGTTCGACAAGAGTGGTATCTTTCATCTTAAAGGTCTCTTTGATTGTTTCATTTAGAGAAGGTTTCTCCAGAGAATAAATATCACGATAGTATCTTTTAGACCCTTTTGCTGAATCTTTAAAATACATTCCTTTCGCCATAAACATTTTTATATCTTCGTTTGATACATCGTAATGAGCTTTGCATAAAGTTTTTCTTGCTTTATAAACAGTCGCTTCGTGAGGGAAAGATTTTAAGAAAAAATCGAAAGCATTTTGGTTATTCATAGTATAAGTTCCTTCATCAATTTATGGTACTATTATATCAAGATCTCTGTAAAAGTAAACGTTTATTTTCACTTTTATGCAAATATTTTTCCAAAGTATTTTGCTAATTCTTGTTGTCTTTTATTTTCTACCATTGCAGACTTAAAAGATCTTTCGATGGTTTTTTTGTTAGAATCATCAATATCTAACTCTTTTAATCCTTCGTTATTCAATATCACTGCAGCGTTATCAAATCCATAAGGTTTATCATACTTATCAGATATTTCAAAGAATGTTTGGTTTCTTTTCACCTTTGAGTTTTTAATTATATGAAAACTTGTATTTCGGTCATTAGAATTGTTATACATTTTTCGTATAGACCTCGTCATATTCTCATAGTCCATATGGATTATCGTAGTAGATATTCCGGATTTTTTTATAACATCTACCATTTTGCTGTATATTTCCGATAAAGGCTCCCAGTGATCTTTTTTAGCGTCAACTACTCTAGTACGTTTTCCAAGAAAATCTAGATCTAGCTTATTGCTGCGAGCAGAAAAATCTCTACGGGTGATCGATCCATCGGTCATAAGGACAAAATGTTGTTTTTGCTTAGATCTAAGCAATTCTTTTAGAGATTGCTCAATCATAAGTGTAGCCTCGATTGTAGGAGTACCTGACATCGAAATAGGATAGCCAAGTTGTTCCCGGGTATAAAATTGGTAAATATTGTCTCCGTTTGAATTGTTAAACATATCTAGAAGCTGTATCTCTTTATTCTTAGATTTGCTATTATAGAATTCAAAATTTATTGGTTTATAATTGTAAGTAGTAAATCCTATAATTTGAAGATCGACTCCTACCTTTTGGCAAAACTTAGCAAGCAATATTGCTTGCTGAAACATTTTTTTACGTAAAAGATTCATAGATGCAGAATAGTCTAGCAATATGATCATACCGTGATTAACTGAGTCTGGAGTTATAGAGTTACGCAGAAAAATGTCTTCTGAAGTTTTATATGAATGAATTTTGTTTAAGTCTAATTCTCCAGTTTTAGATTCAAAATTCTTTTTATATTGGTTGGCAGATTTTTTTCGATTAAATTCGTTAATCATTACGGACAAAGATTTCTTATTTAAAGATAAAAATTCTTTATACTCTGAGTTAGATATGCTTTTGCCATAATACCTAACATTTAATTCTTCATATTTATGGTTTAATCTATCGATATTATCTAACGACATCAATGAGAATTGACGGCCTTCTTCAAAAGATTTTTCTGTTTCATCGTCAAAATCTCGTAAAATATCATCTAGATCTGATTTAAACTCGTCTTCTGGCTGCTCATCTGATTGGCTTTCTTCTGGCTGCTCATCTGATTGGCTTTCTTCTGGCTGCTCATCTGATTGGCTTTCTTCTGGCTGCGCATCTGAACTACCGCTTTGCTTATTCTGTGCCTGTTGTTGATCGTCTTCATTTTTTGGAGTACTTTTCAACCATTCTTGAATTTCTTTGGCAAGGTCAACAACTTCTTCAAATGTATTTGTGCTATGCATTTTATCAAAGAATTCTTGAGTTTGCTCATCAAACTCTATGTGGATTAAATGTCTTAATTTAGCTTTAGTATTTAAAGCATCTAAGGTTTTTAAAGATTCAATATTGCCAAAAAAGTCCGAACGGGCAGCAATAAGGTCTTTATAACCTTTAGCAAATATTCCTTTAAGTCCCGGGTAAGTTTTTGTTATAAGGCGCTCGATTCTAGCATCTTCAACAATGTTTAAGATTGTTTTGTTTACTCCGTGATCTACTATTGACGAGTGCCAACCTTCAAGGGGAGTATTTAGGGCATGACTTACTTCATGGGTAATCATCATCAAACGAATATCATCACTGATGTTATCCCAATTTGGAATACATAATGTCCTGTTAGATAAGTCAAAGCTCGCTGTAGGAGAAGGTTTTTCAACTAAAGTTATGTTTTCTGCAGCGAGAAGCTTTGCTATTAACTCTTGAGATTTTTTCATAATATAAGGTTTTCTCCATTTAGGGGTATATTATATCAAAATAACCTCTAAATGTATACAGTCTTTTTATAACATTTTGTTATAAGTTTATACCATTTTAGAAAAGTTTCCATCTTTAACGAATGTGATTTTATTTCGAAAAAGCTCACTATCTTCCATAGACTCCCGGTGAGATATTACAAAAACACTCGTATCAGTTAGTGTGTGCAGTATACTCTGGATTGATCCCATACCATTTGAATCGACTGAACTGTCAAAAGTTTCATCCAATATTAACAAATTCGTATTTGTGCTATTCTTAAGTTTCGCTATATGCCTCCACGTAAAGAGCAAAGATAGGTCTATTCTAGATTTTTCTCCTTCAGAAAAGGAGCTATATTTAAAACTATCTCTGTGTCTACTTCGAATCTCTTCATTAAAATTTTCGTCAAAGTGGAAAGATACGAAAAAATCCATAATGCCAAGATATTGGTTAATCATCTTATTCATAATAGGTACGTATTCTTTTATGATTTTAGTCTTTATTCCAGTGTCTTTTAAAAGTTCTGAAGCTGCGACATAATATTCTCTATCATCGATATAAGTAGATTTTTTATCATAAAGAGAGTTTTTCATAAGAAGAAGCTCATTTTGTTTTTCAACTTCTTTACTAATAGCTTCACTATTATCTTGTTGAGACTCATCTATCTGATTTTTTATAGAAGATATCATGTCTTCAGTCAGATTTATAGACTTTGAATTGACTTTAAGATTACCTTTAATTTCATTCATGACACTTAAAGATTTTGTCATTTCGTCAATAGAATCTCGAGTTTTGTTTAAAGAAGTTGACGCCTCTTCATAATTATTTTTAGAGCTTACTATGAGATTTTCATAATACTCTTTTTTAGAGTTTCGAGTATCTTCACTTATATTTTGATCGCAAGTCGGACATACATCTTTATTATTGAAAAAATCTAAATGCTTAGTGTGGTCATTGATTTCATGCTCAAATTTTGTTTGAAATTTATGTAATTTATTCTGCTTAACGATCAAAGACTCTGTTAATGATTCTAAATCTTTAGTCATAAGTTTTTCAAGTTCATTACTTAATTCTAATCGAGATTTTTCTAATTGACTCAGCTCTAAATTAAGGTCTGTCAATTTATTTTCATTTACCTCAATAACGTCTTCTGAGTTACTCTTCATGCGGTTTATAAGAGTTTGCTGATTTTTTACTTTACTTGAAATGAGCTCTATAGCATTTTCTATTTTAAAAACCTGGTTTTTAACTTCGGTAACTCTCTGCTTTAGAAGATTGTTCATTTTAGAGAATATGTCAATGTCTAATATATTTTCAACTATCTCGCGGCGCTTATTAACTGGCAATTGCATGAATGGTATAAAAGAAGATGAGCCTAATACCACGATCTGATGGAAAGATTTAAAATCTAGCTTTAAAATGCTTTTTTCTAAAAATTTTTGATAGTCTTTGGCAGAAGCATCTTGATTAATCATAGTTCCATCTTGATATATTTCAAAAATACCTGGCTTAATACCTCTCACTATTTTAAAATTTCTAGAACCGATCGAAAACTCAAGTTCTACTCTACAATCCTTATTGTTAACACTATTCATCAACATAGGTTTTGAAATATTTCTATGTGGTTTTCCAAAAAGAGAGAAGGTCAGCGCATCAATGAGAGTCGACTTTCCTGCTCCATTTTTCCCAGTGATAAGAGTTGCTGGAGATTTATCTAAATGGATCTCAGTGAACTCATTACCTGTAGAAAGAAAATTGCGCCAACGTAAACGTTTAAAAATTAACATTTATTAAACTACCTCATCGTTCAGTGCTTCAACATAAAGGCTAGACATAACAGTCTTAAGTCTATCTTTATCTAAATTAGTATTAACAGAATTTATATAGTTATTCATCAAAGTCTCAGTGTCTTCTACAGACATTTCCCCGTCTTCAACGTTTTCTCCCGAATACTCGTCAAACGTCTCTACTATTTTAAGTTCATGTGGATTAAGAGCCTTTATTTTTTCGACAACTTGATCAAACATAAAGGGGTCTTTCTTTTTTACCGAGATTATCTTAACAAATTTATTTTGTATACTTTCTAAATCAAATTTAATTTTAGTATAGTCATATACAGTATCATCATAATCTATGCGGTGATGCAGGGTGAGCGGATTATGTACAGAAGAAATGTCTCTCGTTTCAGTGTCAAGGATGTGAAAATATTTAGGATCATTATAATCAGCCCAAGTAAATTCCATCTGAGAGCCGAAATATTGGACATTTCCTTGCTGAGATTTAGTGTGAAAATGGCCAGACACTACATGCTCAAATCTTTCGAAAAGCTCTGTAGTCATTCCATGGGTATTTAATATGCCTTTCATCATCTCAAACCCATTAAACTCAAAATGACCTCCTACAAACGGAGATTTTAAGTTTTTTATAAACTCCATAGTGTCATGGTAGTTTTCATTATTAATCCATGGAATAAGGGCTACTTCATACCCACCAAAATCAATGACTTCAGGCGAATTATAGATTTTGACTGAAGATCTATGGCCTAAGAGCTCATCGAGCGAGTTAGGAGTATTTGTAGATTTAAAGTAGACGTCATGATTTCCGGGAATTATATGCATTGTAATCCCATATTCATCAAGCTTGTCAAGAAACACTCTATTATTGTGCTCTAATATTCTGATATTTATGTTTTTACGCACATCATAATAATCTCCGAGATGTATAATATTCTTTATATCGTTTTCTATTAAATATGGAAAAAATATTTGTGTATAAAAGTCTTCTTGGTACTGCATCATTACAGGTGCACCGCCTCGAATACCAGCATGTGTGTCATTTAAGAAGGCTATACGCATTACTTCGATTTCTCTTCTTCATATTGTGAACTAAAAGCACCTACATCATTAAAAATCTTATTATTGTAGTTCTTGTATTCGTCTATAAAATCACCATGTGAATTATCGTCTTCAGTTAAAAACTGAGTGATATCTGCTGAGTTGATATATTTTTCTTTTATTTCAACTTGTCTTTTTTCTTTTGCAATTTTACGAAGAAAGGCATAATATGTAATTTGGGTGAAATATGCAAAGGCATTCGGGAGACCGGTTCGAGTCGGTTTAGAAATATCAAAGTTGTTAATTGCCTTTAAACAATTTTCTACGGCATCCATAACCATTTCTTCCCTGAATGGGTATTGAGAAAAATTTCCTTTTCTGGAAAATCCTTCACATATTTTTAAAAATGATTCTGCTATGTAGTTAGGTATAACAGGCCGATCATTGCCTTGTTCCATAACCTCATTACAATATTTCACGTATTCAAATACAGCTTGAGAAAACTCTTTATTGTTTACGTAGTGTTCAGTCTTCTTTTTTGTCATAATTTACTCACTAATATGTTATTTAATGACTATTATATACAAAAACGATACTCTTGTAAACGTTTATTTTATTATAAGCTTATAACTAATTGATATAAGACAGATAAAAATAAACGTTTACAAGATTGAGTTTAGTTGTTATAATAGAAGCATTGGTTGGACGGGCAGTAGTATACTATTCTAGTGTATGGTATCAGGATATTCATATTCATTTTCTACCTTATCATCTTCAATTAATATGTTATGAGCTGCCTGAAGATATTCGTATTTAGCTTCTTCGAGTAAATTAATATGAGCCACTATGCTGTATTTATTAAGTTCGACTACACCATCAAATTCGGAAACTGGAAAATATTCTACTAAACCAAATTCGCTATCACCAACTCTATCGACAATTTGTAATATTCCTTCTACAATGAAAGATTTAGGAGTCTCTTTTTTTACAAAAGCAAAAACTTCATGTCCATTAACGAGCTTAAAATGCTTAATGACCTTATTATCTAAATCTGAATTCATTGATCAAACCTTAAATTGTAAATACTATAATTGAAATGTTCTTGTGTGTAGATTTTTATTCTCTGGGCTGCATGCTTAAGAGTATAATTTTTGTGTTGTTTCCAGCTTAAATCATCGACAATATCATATAGAGTACATTCCATTCCATCTCCAGATTTACGTAATCCTCTACCGATAGATTGTAAAACTTTAATTTGAGATTTAGAAGGAGCAGCAAATATAATATTATGTAATCGTTTAATATTGACTCCGGTAGAAAATACTCCAAGTGATGCTACAATTATGGCATCATTTTCTTTTTCTACAATGTGTCTAACTTCTTCTCGAGTATCAGCATCAGTTTCTCCTGAGACATAAAATATTTTTCTTTTTTCATGAGCAAGAGAAGATATCATTTCATGCAGAGGCTTACCATGCTTGTTTACTAAATTAAAGAGCACTAAGGTATTGCCCTCTTGATCTAGAGCAAGATTAGATATAAATTGATTTCTCTTTTTATTCGCTACAATATAATCTATTTCTTCTTGGTATTTTAAATTTTTTGTTGACTGTTTAGTCGCATCGTCATATTGTAAGACCATTATTTTTATATCTAAGTCTGAAATAGTCCCATCTTCAATAAGCTTCTTAGTTGTTATAACCCTGTGGACAATACCAAAATTACCTTCTAAAACCATACGATTAACTTTAGAATCTTCTCCAATTGTGCCAGTAGTCCCAATCCTATATTGAGCCTCTGTACATTTTGACATAATGGCTACTAAGGATTTTGCTTTAAAAGTATGTGCTTCATCTCCTATCACCATTCCAAATTCTTGGAAATAATTTGGACCCATTTTGTATATAGACTGCCAAGTAGAAATTATCACTCTTTGGTGAGATACTTTGTCTTGACCAGAATATATTCTATGACATTCATCTTGGTTATTGAAGTTTTCGTCATATTCTGAATAGTCAGCAAAATCCCCATACATTTGATTTACAAGTGAAGTTGTTGGAACTATTATTAAAATCTTCTTATCATGATTTTCGAGATAATATCTAATCAAATGGTAGATTATAAAAGATTTACCTGAACTCGTAGGTGAAAGAAGTAAAATTGTTTTTCTTTTAAGAGCTTCATATATGGCACTTGCTTGGTAATCCCTAGGACTGATTTTTTGTCCGCCTGAAGTAGTTTTCATATTTTTTAAGAAGTCTAAACTTATATCATAATCTTGACCCACAATGCCGTAATAGTTATTGTGGATCCATTCAATTTTATAATCTCGAGAATTTATGAATTCAGTTAAGTATGGATATAGACCGATAGGCAATTTATTAGTTCTTGTATCAAACTGCCTAATTTTTCCATCCCAGCACTTATTTTTATATTGAGGTGACCATTGGTATCCGTCAGCATAAAAAGAAAAATACTCGCTTAATTCATAACGAACAGAAGGCGACGCCTCAATGTGAAGAAACGCTTCGTTTAATTTCTGAATCTTTAAGACATCTGTCACTTATTACCTACTTAATCTACTTCTTATATACTATCTATCACATACCCGACATAAATCTCTTAAAGTTCACCGCGTTGGCAATGCTTTGATGTCTCCATTTAAGATTCTGAATAATTTCGTCTAAAGTTTCTAAAATAGTTTTGTAATAATCTATCTCAGCTTTAGACTTAAGTATATCATTGTCAGATTCATAAAACTTATCCATGTCACCTTTTAAGATTTTTAATCCATTTAATGGGTCATAGTCCCAACCTAAATCATCCATTTGTTCTTTTGTGAGTTTTCCATTATACCATAAAAATTTATTTTTAAGGAGTATATTAAAGCTATACTCCTTTTTCTTTAATTTCAGCTTGTATATAGTATGAAACTCTAAATACTTAGCATGAAGCATTGGAGTATTTATTGAGGCAGAATCTAGTTCTAGCTCTTTTATTTCCCCATCAGTTTTCCACATTTCTAAAATAGATTCTAACGTCAAATTCATATAATCTCACTATTCAATAATAAACGATGTATAACTCATAGTAACTGAACAAGTACTTGCTTCTGTTCCGGTATTTCCGCTGTTAAAAGGTATAGCACTTAAAGCAGTAGGCTTACAATTGTTAAATGTAATCTTTCTAACTACATTTCCATGTGAACTATTTATCAACAAAGACATCGATTTTTCTTTCCCGTCTTCAACATAATCCGGGTTAGTAGTAGTTCCAAGCATCCAATTGTGGAGCTCAGTGTAATTTTTTAAATCTTCATCGACTAAAAACGTAAAGTTTAGATCTGAGTATTTCACTGAATCTGCAGGCTCGTATAACTCTAGCTTCGATACTCCACCGGAAATAGTTACAGGCGGAACACTTATGTCTGGAAGTTCAATTTCTGTTATAGTAAAATCTACATTAGGTAAAACTAAATTATCTAAAACTACTTTAAACCGGTTAGGTTGTAAGTAATTGATATCTCTATTGCGAAGTTCTTTTTTTGTAAAATTGTGGGATTCTTTCATATTTCACCATTTTTGTGTGATATAATACACCTATAATAATCACTTAAAAATATTAGAATATTTATTTCAATAAAGTGATATATTTGTTATAAGTATTTCAGATAATGCGAGTATTTTAACCTTTGTGTTATAGGCATTCTAATATTTTATTGTAAATCATTAGAATTTGTTAATATAGTATTTATAAAAGAAAAAGGAGAACCGAAGTTCTCCTTTTATTGTTACCGAAGTAACGATCCTAGGTAGGAGGATTAATTATCCAACTAAGATATTAGTAACACCGAAGATGCGGTAATATTGGTTTGCACGAACAGCACCAACATTATCACCAGCAGTTGCTCCAACGAATGGGTTAGCAATCATACCGTAACGAGTTTTAAATCCAATCTTAGGTTGGAAAGTATTTGGATCCATTGCACGAACCATTGTTAATGGAACGTATGGGCAATAGAACAAACCAGCGTCATAAGCGTTAGCACCTTTATAACCAACGTTTACGAAGTTAGTAGTTGCATAAGGGTCAAGATATACTTTAATTCCACCAGATAGAGTACCTATCATAGTAGTTCCAGTAACGTCTCCGTCTAGAGAAGAATTTCCACTAAGAGCAGTGGTGTTATCAAGCATACCTGTAGCAGAAAGAGCAGCAGCAACATCACTATTTACTAGGATGAAGTTACCTTTTCCGCGACGAGTTTCACGTGCAATAACGTTAGCTTCACGTTGAATTTGTACCAATAGACCTTTATATTTCTCTAAAGACCAACGACCATCAGCATCAGCATCAAGGTCAAAAGTACCAGCAACAGTAGTAGCAGTAGTACCTGAACAACCAAGTTTAGCTCGCGAGTTAATAGTACGAACAACTTCACGGTTAATTTCAGCAAGGATTTCACCAGAAAGAATGTTTGCTAATTCACTTTCAGCTTCTAGACCGTGGACAGCTTTAAGATCTTGAGCTAGTTCCATTGAATATTCAGCTTTAAGAGCACGAGTCTTAGCTGTAACGGTTGCTTTCTCGATGCTGAAAGACATCTCGTTAAAACCGTTACCAGTTTCACCAAGGCTTTCACCTTCACTTGTAGTCATACCGGTTCCGAATTTGAACGCGTCGTTAACACCGTCAGCAGGAGTAGTATCAGTACCACCTAAAGATGAAGGATCTTCGGCTTGACTTGCTGTGATGTTACCATCAGCGTCTTTACCAGAGAAAGATGAATCAGCTTCGCTAAACATAGCTTCATCACCGCTTTGACCGCCGTAGCGAGATTTCATAGCGAATACAAGACCAGTTGGACCAGTCATTGGTTGAACACCACAGAGATCATATGCGATCAAATTAGGCATAGAACGGCGAACTAAAGAGATAAGCACTGGATCCCAATTGTCAACACCAGCACCAGTAGCATTTGTAGGCGCTTCACTAAGCATTTGTGATTGACCACGTTCTTCAGCTAGTGCTTTTTCTGTATTCTCTAGAACAACAGCAGTAACAGATTTTTTGTGTGAATCTTTGATTGAACCAGCAGATTCTTCGTTAAGTATTGGAGACCATTTCTCCATAAGGGTTTTATCAGCAGTAAACATTTGTAAATGTCTCCTTATCTATTTGCATTTTTTAGGGCAGAAACGTAACTTGCCATAACGGGACTAAGTTCAACTACTTCATCTTGAGATTCTTCTAAAGACTCTTCAACTGAAGTATGTTGTACATCTTCTTTAAAGAAAGAAGACTTAATAGTTTGTAAAGATTTTTCGAACTGTTCGTCATTAGAATATTCTACATCTTCGATAAGTTCTTTCATTTTTTCAGCCTGAGCGACAGAAAGCGACTCACTTACAGCTGAAAATATTTTTTCACGCTTTAAGACTTTCAGTTCTTCGGCTAATTCGATGTTTTTATCGATTTCTGCTTGAGAATCTTTTTTGAGATTAGCTACTTGCTCAGAAAGGTCATCTACTAAATTCAATTTACCTTCCGGAACTTCAACATAATGCTCAGCAAATACATTCTTAAGACTTTCCATGAATGAATCAGCAACTTCAGCTCTAAGACCTGTTTCGATAGCAATTTTATTATCAGTAACCCATTGCTCTACAACGTAGTTTAGATAAGAATCAACTTGCTCTTCAAGTTCTTGCTTAGAACTTTCTAATTCTTCATTAAGACGAGTTTCAAAATTCTCTTCTAATTCCAAAGTTTTAGCTTTGACTTTAGATTTTAGAGCAGTTTCAAAAACAAGCTTGGCTTTCGAGGTAAAGTCTTCGCTTAAAGCTAACTCTTCAGAGTCGATAAGAGAATCAAATTCAGAAAAAGATTCTTTTACATCTTCTTCGTCTTCGTCTTCAACTTCAACTTCTTCGTCGTCATCGTCATCTTCAGCCATTTTCTTTTTACTGTCATAGCCTTCTTCGACATCATCAACTAATTCTTCTTCCAAAGTTTCCTCGTCAAGTTCTTCAATCTCTTCAACGAGTTCATCTTGGAGTACTTCTTGATCTTTTGGATCCATTAGTTAAACTCCTATTATTTAATTAAAGATTGAGAGGAAACTACTTAAGTAATCTCAGTCCCATAAAGTCACTTTCCCATTTACAAATGTGTGACAATTACTTGCCACTCATAACATATTTATACAAATTAAAACTTACGCTTTTATAAGTATATTTTTCAAATCTTTTAAGAGCTTACCTTCATCGACTTTGCCCTTTGAGGCAGTTCTTGATAGCTCTTGAATCTGTTCTTGTTTAACCCAGCTATCACCTGCTGCGTTATAAACCCAATCCGCCCCTTCCATAATACCATTCACGAATGCTTCATGAGCTGAAGGGTCTGCTACAATATCTACAGTATTCAATACGAAATCGCTTCTCACGTAAGAGACTCCACCTTTTTCGGTAATAGATCCCATACCTCTCGAAGAAACACCAAGTTGAACTCCACCTTCAAGGAGACCTCTTGCTATTTTACCCATCGGAGTATCTAAGATTTTAGCTTTACCTATTACGTTCGAACCTTCCCATCTTAAATTTGTTATCAAATGAGAAACTTTATCTAGGTTTATAGTAGGACTAGGTGGATGGTTTAGTTCACCTACAGCTCTTCCAGGTCTCACGAACTTAGTGTCATATTCAGCCACTGCTTTTTCTAATACAGGTCTGGCATAAATTCTTCCGTTACGATTTTTCTTTTCGGCCTGCATAAAAATACCTTCTATGCATAAAGACTTATTGCCAGATTCTTCATTAATAATTTTTACTTCATTAATCTCTTCTGTGATTAACTTCATATCTTACCCCTGAGGATTTGTTTGTTTAGATAAAAGTACATCTTTGCTCGATGAATAAACTCTGACTTTTTTAT